AGAAGCTAAGTACGAACCTCCAGAGGACGTAAAGTTTATTGCAAAAACCTATCCCGTAGAAAGCCTGGAGTTTACAAAAGCTTTGCTTACGGTAAGGTATAACAAAATGGACTGCATTACTCAAAGAAGAGCAGAGAAAACTTTGAGGTGTCTTGTTTCGGGTTTGGTATTTTGTCCTGGCTGTGGAAATAAAATGTGAACAAAGAGGATATATAGAGGTGTATGAATATAATTGTAAATTAGACAGAGTCATAGACGGAGATACAGTAGATGTTGATATTGACCTTGGTTTCAATCATTGGATTCATGGGGAGCGTATACGCTTATTTGGAATTGACACACCCGAATCGAGAACTTCTGACAAAGTTGAAAAACGATATGGACTCCTCGCAAAAGAATTCGTACAGAACTTCTTTGAAGAAAACAAAACGCTCACGCTCCAGACGAAAAAGAAAGACAAATACGGGCGGTACTTAGGTGTAATAAAAAGCGAAGAGATAAGTCTAAATGCAGAGCTTGTTAGTGCTAATATGGCAGTACCTTATACGGGTCAAAATAAAGCAGAAATTAAAATCGCTCATCTACTCAACCGCGAGAGACTTAATGAAACGCAAACGTAATTCATCTACACCAAGATCCAAATGCCTCCAGGCTCTACAGAAGTTAGCTAGAATAGCAGCCACAGATGCTAACGGATATTGTGAGTGCGTGTCTTGCGGGTGTAAGAAACATTACAAGGACATGGATGGAGGTCACTTCATTCCCAAAGGATCTAGTTCTTACTGGGCTTTGGACATAAGGAATGTACACCCACAATGTAAAAGCTGTAACGCATACGGCATGAAGTATGGTTCAGCAGCGCAGCAGTACACCATATGGATGCAGGAGTATTACGGCAAGGGTTTCGTAGAAGAGATGATAGCTAAGAAATCAGATCCGATTAAGTTCTACAAAGCAGACTATGAAGAGATGTTAAAGGAATGGAATGCGCTGATTAAGTATCATGAGAAAAGGATTGGTTTGTGATTATAACTCAGGATATAGAAGACAGAGCAAGAAAAATAGGAATGCAAAGAACTAATTTGCATAACAAAATCCCTTCGGCAAAGACAGGAATGAACGACGATTATGATGATGACTATCTTGGTGCTTTAGGAGAGATATGTTTTGAAGAAATGTACGGTTATCCCGTAGATGAAGAGGACAGAATACAAGGTGATGACGGTATAGATTTTGTTATAAGATGCCTGCATGATGACGTTATTTCTTATCACAGCGTTGATATTAAAACATCATCACAAAAGGGAGAATCTTGTGACTATCTAAATCTTTTAGTTCCGATAGACAAAGTTGAGTCTAAGATATATGTACAAGCAATGTACAGAGAACATAAAAGATGTATTCAATTAGTAGGGTGGGAAACAGCACAAGCTATAAAGAAAGCACCAATTAAGAAAAAGAAAAAAACAAATCATGAAATTAAAATTCCAAACCTTAGACCAATGTCTGAATTAGAAAAAAAAATGTTAAGAGGATAGTCTCATGACAAAAGAAGTATCAGAAATAGAAATAGAAATGGTCGGATCTGAAGAGGCTTATGAGTGGATCAATGAGAAACTTAGGATTCTTAAAGGTAGCGACCTCAATCACTTAGGAACACTTGCCGTAATGCTAGAAGACCTTACGGGATTTGTTAACAAGTCTAAGTTCACACAAAAACAATTCTTAAAATACATAAGAGAGCAGGAGGAAGAATGCGAGACATTGCATTGAGAGTTAACGATCATCAAGTAGGGGGAAGTCATTACAAGTCTTTAAAGATTCAGCCCATAGAATACATCATGGCTAATAACTTAGGGTACTGTGAGGGGAATATTATCAAGTACATCACTAGGTGGAAAGCTAAGGGAGGTATCGAAGACCTCCGCAAGATCAAACAGTATGTAGATTTTATTATAGAAAACGAGATGAACCCCTCTGAGTGAGGGGCTAGTCTGCTAAAATATCTTTTATTCTTTTCTCTTCTCTTGCTCCGTATACAAAGTCTTGCATTAAACGCCCAAAGAAAGGAACTCTTTGCAACGCTTGCGAATCTTTTGCGGTAAGCTCTCCTTTGGATAATCTCATTAGATCCTCAGAAAAAGCATCAAACAAACTGATCGGAGGAAGCACTGCTTCTCCAATTGCAGCAGCTATCTTGCCTTGAGCTAGGTTATTCTTTACAACGTATTGAGAAGTTCCCATTATCTTCAAGGCATTCTTTATCATTTGATCTGGCATATCATCTATAGAGATTGGATTATCCCTAGAGATGTAATCTTTTAATTCTTGTACACTTGCACCCGCCAATGGCAAGATGGTTGCGTAAGCTATTAGTTTCTTTGTTCCCTGCAAAGTATTGCCTGCTGCAAACTCATGAAATATTTCTCTTCTCATTACGTCAAATTGTTTTATCGTAAATGATTTGAGTGCATAAAATACTCTACCACCATCTGCTTGCAAATATTTTAAAGGCATTTCTGATAAAGCAATAGGTTGGAAATTAGAAAGCTCACTAAACATCATCATCTTTACGTTGTCAGTAATTTGCCCTGATCTTAAATCAGATAAGACTGCATCAAATTCTGAGTCAAATACTTTACCGAATCTTTTACGCAAAGATTTAACACCTGCGTCAGACTTAGCCATTTTTTGAAATTTAGAATAAGCAGCATTTACTAATGTTTCTTTTCCTAGCCTATCAATTGCTTTAAAGCCACTAATAGCAAACGTTCTATCTAGCATTCTTGCCATAGCACCAAGAGTACCCATCTCCGCAGAAACAACTTGATCTAAATTAAGATCTTCTAGTTTTATTTTTCTTTTACCTAAAGCTCCTTTTACAGTGTTAAGTAATCCATTAGCAAATACAGACATACCCATGTCAGCTATCTGTGTAAGAGCAGACATAGGATTTGCGATTGTCATTTGATAGATAAGATTCTTAGCTCCGTTTGCTACAGCCCCAGTTTTTTGTTCTCCCATACCAAACCTGGCTTCAATCAATTCTTTTAACTTTCCAAAATCATCGCTTGCCATAGACTTGTTGGATATTTCTTTTGCGATAAGATTATCAACTGAGTCTTCTAAATTAATATTTTTTATTCCTTTGTTTACCGCAGACTTTCCAAAGAACTTTCTTTTTTCTATCATGGATACAGATTCTAATATGTGTTGAGATAAAGAATCTTGTGGTTTTTTATATTGTTTAATTAACTCGTCATCTACTACAACTTTTCTAGATTTATTTGATAGAGATTTTTGAGATACGTTAGAAGAATTACTTCTTAAAGCTTGAGCAATAACATTTTCCGTTTCTTCTATGGGCAAAGCATTTATATCTTTGTATCCTAGTTTTTCTGCTCTTGCTTTTAAAGCCATATCTATAGGGTTCTTTAATTCTTTTCCTATAGAATTTAAAAAATCTTTATAGCTAATAATTTTTGCAGGAAAATAATTTTCTATTTTTCCAAACTTAAATCCTGATTCTCTTAAATCGTCTTCTATATCCTTTAAGACTTTTTGTGTATCGTCAACTATTGTTGAGGCGTTATTGTCATACCTAGAAAGAATGGCTTTTGCTCCGTTAAAATCTTCGCTAACTAAATGTCTGTTAACTTGACTTAACTCTTTTGACGGCAAGGTTTGCATTAATTTAATAAAAGGCTCTACTCTTTTGTTGTAGTTTGCTGTTTTAATTCCTACTGCTGCGTCATGTTTTTTAAGCCTACCGCCTACAACAGAGCTAATCCTTGATATATCAGTAGACAATACACCAACAAAATCTCTTAATGATTTAGTAACTACATTAGATGCAGTAAAAGGATTTAATGACTGTGCTTGATCGCTAATCTGTGACAATGCCATAGATTTGCTGCCAGGAATTTTAACTTTTATGTCAGAAGTAACTTGTGCATTTTTTAATTCTTGTTCAGTAAGTCCAAGTTTCTTTTGTATTTTTGGAAGAACATCTTTAACAACGGCTCTAGAATCTACCTGTCCTTCTGGAAGTAACGCAACGTGTTCATTAATAATTAATTGAGCCTCACGCATTATATCGTTTGCTTTAACTTGTTCTTTTGGTACAGATCTTTTTGCTAATGATGATGCTATACCAGTTCCTAAGACACTCAAACTTTTAGCAACTGCGGGAGTAGCAATAGCAGAAATACCCGCAACGGCAGCTACTTGTTTTGGATCTACTTTAGCTGTTGAAGCAAGTTGATCGAGTATATTGTATTCTGCACCAAATGCTGCTCCACCCGCAGCCAATGCTTTCATGCTAACTTTTCCTGCTGCACCTATAGGAATTAAAGTTGTAGGAGAAAACAAAGATCCTGCAAAAGATCCAACCGCAGCCCATCCTCCTGGGCTTTCTTGCTGAGATAAAATAGGATAATTTTTTGCAAGCTCTTTTTCTTCTAACCTTGCTAAGACCTGTGCCTTAACTTCTGGAGTTGCGTTTGCAAAATTAGGTCCATAAGCTTCTTCTTGGGTACGATATTTTAAACCGTCAGCACCAAAAGAAAATTGCCCAAGATTGTTTTTTACCTGTAAGGTTCTATACAACAACCCAATATCTGATTTTCCTTTTTCAAAACCATAAGAGAATTTTTTTGCAAAACTAATATCTTCTGCTTCATTTTTATTAATATTTTTTGTTTGCTCTATTTCTTTTGTTTGAACTCTTGAATCAGACAAAAGAATAGCCTTGCCCTCTTCAGACATACCATCAATATTTTTTGATGCAAGTGCTTTAAGATCGCTTTGATTAAGTAAAGATAAATCTACCATGTTTATATCTCTTATTGATTCTGAGATTTTAAATAATTCATACTGTCTTGAGCATATTTTCTTGCGCTAGAAGCACTAGCACCTTGACTTAATGCTTCTTGTACATATTGAAGAGTTTGATTATATTCCTGTCTATTTCTTTCCGAAACACCTTCTCCTAAAGATAAAAGAGAATTAGCTATATTTCTTACTTTTGTAGCCATTGTTTGACTTGCTGCAAGCCCAAGATTTTCTTGAGGAATAGAATTGTCAACATAATCTGATAGACTTGGAGGCTCTGAATTTGAAGGCTCTAACTCTAAATCACTAAATTCTGATGCTTCTTTTGCTAACTGATCTATTAAACTTTGATCTATATCAAGTGAAAAAGACTCAGGTTTTCCAGATAGTGCTGATGCATTTACTTGACCAACTGATTCAGGATAAAGTTGAGCATTGTAAATATTAGATACAGATCCTGGAAGCTGCGATCTTATTCCTCCTGCCTTTAGTGATTCTACTGCTCTATCAATAGACGTTTTAACATCTATCGTATCTTCTGATAAAGAACGAATAATGCTTGCTTCATACAAAAGATCTTCTTGTGT